CTGCAGCTTGCGCTACGGGCCCTCCATTCCCATGCCGCCCTGAGTGGGCTACGTGGGATCTGGGATTCTCTCCCGAATCTCAGAGGCTATGTCTTCAGGCACGGTGACCGAACTCTCGCGAGAGAGCTTGGCCCAGCGGATGAGCGCGGAGCACCCCCACCGCCTCGAAAGAGGACGGCAAGGGGCCGCTCCCAACCGCCGGAACACCGCGCCTGCTCTTGTCCTGTCTGGTCTGCCCGCGACTCTCTTCCGCTTGAACTTGTCTCCCTCGAGGAGTCTGACCTCATCTTCGATGAGGCAGGACTTGAAGGACAACAGGGACTCAAGCGGCACGTGCGCGTCACCTCCGGTCTGGAACCACTGCTCGGTTGCCCGAACAGCCTTCCAGTACGAACCGGAGCGCGCGACGCGGCAGAGAGGACGCGGGTAGAGGCCTACCTCTCGGAATGGTTTCTTGCCGATGAGATCGGCGGCGATGACGGCACTCGGTCCCCTGGAAACCAGGGCACCGAGGCGGCATCGCACGCTGATCCCGACGGCAAGACCGCGACCTGTGTATCCGAGGCCACCCACTTGCACCGGAAGATGCAGGCGGGGATCCTTCACGATCCACGGGAAGCGGCTCTTCATGACCCTCTCCATTCGGCGCAACCAGAGGTTCTCAAGCCTCTGGTCCGCCTCGACCGGTGCCCGAAGGATCGGTGGAGGAATGGAGGGGGGATAGAAGAGAACCATTTCATCTTCGTTCCACTCTCTCGGGAGGGCGAGGATCTCGCAAGCCGTCCACGAGTGGCCGGCCTTAAAGGTCTTCTCCCTGTTCAACGCCGCACCCACGGACGATACACGCGAGGCGTACAAGTCGAGCTCCGAGGAGCCCGGCCTGTAGCGACCAACCGCATCATCGCCGTGAGTGAGCGAGCGACCGAACGCACTGGTGGCCCAGGCGTTCACCCAAGAGAGCACAACGAAGCTGAGAGGTGTGCCCATCGGACTCCCTCTGAGGAACGACCCCTCTCCGATCTTGTCGCCAAGGTCGGGGAAGCTCCAGGTCGCTCCTCTCTCCAATCCAAGGGATCGCAGCGACATGGTCAAGTCCGCGGGACGGACAAGACCACGTGCTGCGAGCCCCTCGATGACCACCCGGACTGCCGAATGGGAGAGACCATCTGTCGCCTTGGACAAGTCCAAGGAGGCAAACCGTCTCCCCTCCCGGTAGTGCATTCCGCCGGGAATCTCTCGGGACTCTCCGTCGATACGCCAGTGGCCAGGAGCCAACCAGCGCAGAGACGAGCGAGTCCAGCTTCCTTCTACAAAGGTCAAGCAATCGGGGACACCAACCACCCGAACCTTGTATCCGGAAGCTCTGAGCGCGGTTGCCTTCATGCCAAAGGGTTTCCCCTGAGACCTGAGGTACAGCAACCCCGCACACCGATACGATTCCCTAAGGTCTGCAGCAACCCCGGCACAAGGCCGCAGGACCACCGATGCCTTCCTGAGACAGAAGGCACCGAGAGAGTCCCCAGCGTAGGCGTGAAAGGAAGCCTGGGTCGCCCCAGCCTCCTCGCACTTGTGCCCGAGATGCTCCAGGTAGCCATCGATCCCACCTCGAGTGGCAGGCCACTCGAGACAGGACGAACTGGAGGAGGGAAGCCGCCTTGGATGACGAAGGACTCCGCTGCCGCTCACGCCGGGCGTGAGGGCAACGAAGCTCCGAAGGGAATCCAAGGCGGCAGCCGATGTGGGAAACTCTGTGCTCGCCATCTCCTTGGCTGCTTGAAGGTGCCTGACGCACTCCCTCGCGGGAGGCTCAGGCAACGACCTCGAGAGCCGAGTGAAGGCGAAACCATCCTTGGGCCGGCGCACTGCCAGGCGGCAGAACGTGTCGACAACATCTTTCCGGATGTTGCACGGCACGTTCTTCCACCTCTCGGAGTGCAGGGCCGACCCACGGACGTTGTGGCAAAGCGTCTTCAGCTCCCTCACCGTGAAGGCGGTCCCTCTAGAGGGAACCGTCCTCACGACCCAGGAATGAAGATGCCATGCCACGCGCAGAGAATCCCAGCCAGACAGGACAAGACCGCTCCAGCAGGTTGTCCAAACCTGCTGGAGTGGAGACATATCGCCTCCGCGGTGCCGGTGGGCACGTGCTCCCTTACGGGAGGGCGTGCCCGACTGCTCCGTCGGAAGGCTCTTTACAAGTAGCGTCAGCCGCTGGTAGGTGTTCCTT